CTCAATCACGCTCTGGAACATGTCAAACGCCTTGGCTGGGTTTGGTGGGACGATGTACTCGGATTTGACCTCTCCACTTTTTGGGTCTTCCACTTCAATCTTCACACCATCAGCTACCTTATCAAGCCACTCAGTGAGCCTGTGAGCGTTTCCATCAATAAATGAAGCTATGGCCTGCCGAGCCTCCGCTGTCGCCTTGTTGGGCGTTCCAGCCTGTCTGCCGCCCGTCTTCTTACCTTCAGCCATGATTCTCTCCTCTAAACTTTTCTACTTTAGATTCTTTGTGAGTGGCTGCTAACTTGATTTTGTCTTCGGTCATATTTCAGTCCTTTCGCACATTCGTTTCAGTGCATTACGGATTGGAGTTTAACCTGAAGTTGTGGTTCGTGGGAAGACGCTATCAATGTCGGCTTGCATGGCCTTTAGTCCTTGCTGCGTGCCTTGCATTCGATAGACGGGTTCTCCGCCCATGTTGTCGTCTGTTTTGTATAGGCGGATTAAGTATTGGTTGCCAAATACCAGTTCAATGAACCGTGGGGGTGTTTTGTCTTGTGTCATTGCTTTCTCTATTTGAGTGCTATTGCGAGGCCACGAACTCCTCGGCGTTTGGGCAACACGGCTGGCGTGTACCAAACCATCATGTGGCTCACCTCCTTGATGACTTGGCGCACCAGACCCGGCGTCTCGCCCATTGCTTTAGACAAGTGATCGGCGAACCGCGCCGCAAGCAGGGCTGTCCCATCGTTGTACATGATGATGTTCATGGTCACTCCACACTCATGCCCATCACGCGCTGCTCCATCACCTTGTTGGCCGCGCGCAGGGCTTTGTTGTCGGCTTCCAAACGGCTGATCTTGGTCTGCATGTGCATCATGCGGCTGTTGGCCTGCTCAATCCACTCAGAAACTTCTTTGGGCATATTAAACATTTTTGGTTCAGCCCCGACTTCTGATTTAGAACCTTTTTCAATTTTTCGTAGTTTTACTACGGTTTTGGGGGCTTGGGTTTTGGTTGCCATGATGAGTCCTTAGAGCAAAGTGAGGTTGATTTTGCGTAACGCTGCCGTTACATCGTTGAGGGAGAACCTGCCAAAGTTTGCAATTCTGAGCAAGTCGGTGCTGCGGTTCTTGACCAGCTTCTCCACGGTGTCAATGCCAGCCGCCTTCAGGGCGTTGGACGAGCGCGGGGTGAGGTCTAGTATCTCAATGCTCGTGATCGTGGGCGGCTGAGGCTTGCGCGTCAAAGCCAACTCAATGATCTGGCGCGCGCCATTGATCTTGGTCTGGTCTTCAATGTCCTTGCCACGCACTCCATGGAGAAGTTCTAAGGCGGTTTCCACGGCTTGGGTGAGTTTGTCGTTCATTTGTTTGCTCCTGTAACGCGGTCTAAGTTGCGGGTGATCTGCTTCAACTCTTCAATTTCGGCGTTTTGGCGCATTTTTTCTTGAGTTGAGGCCTGTGGTCGGAATATCCGATCAAAGCCCTCCATGAAGGCTGTGGAGTCTTCTGGACGGCGTTTGTCGCCTTTACCTGCTTCATTCATTGTTTGTCTCCTTGATCGGCGCAGTAATTTTTAACGTGTCTCCTAATGGGTGCTTGTACCAGCCGCTTTTGTCATTAGGGCTTCTGTACTTCACGCTTATGGTTGTCTCGGTCATGTGAAAGCGCTCCATGTTTTTTCCATTTTCAACGTCTTGCACATCTTGATTTGTCCACCCTCCCCTGATTTGCAACGGCAATCTTGTTTTTGCTTCGTGTGTCATTAGTCCATATCCTTTGCCAAACAAACGAACGACTTTGGGATGTTTCTGAAAGTGTCTGCTTTGCCTTGCTCAACAATGAGTTGAACTCTGGCTTTTTCGCACAGCGCTTTGGTTTTGAATTCGCCGAGGCGTTCCCAGCCCAAACCGTTGTTGCTGGTGTTTTGCAACACCACGAGTATGAATGCTCCGATCATTTGTTCATCTCCTCAATCAATACGCCACACAGTTCTCGTGCGGCAGCGTTACCACCTTTGACGCTGATGATCACGGTGTCGCCTTCAACGCGCACACCACGCATTAGCCCAACCCAATGCTCTGACCTTTTACATGATGTGCCAAGTACGTTTCTTTCTACGCATCTTTGCACTTGCATTTGCATACCGTCAACGAATCCACGCTCATAAGCGCCGTCTGATTTTTCACCCCATATTTGGCGACACACTTCAATTGGAAGTACACCAATGTGATTGGGGTTGTGCTCATTCCACTCTTCAATGGTTTTGTAGATCATTTTGTTTTCCGTTGAATATGAACAGTGTTTGTCGCCATAAAAATGTCAAGTGCTTTGTGTAAGCCTTCTCGAAAAGTTTTGTCATCAAGAAAACTATCTAAGCACTTATGCAAAAAATCATGGTTGGCTTGACCCACAGTGCGGCCATCGTCAATTTTTGATTGGTTCAGCAATGTTCTTCGTATGGCGTCTCCAGCTTTGAATTCAATTGAACTCATGTCCTCTTTGCAGACCACTTGCACGCCAAGGCCGTACTCGTTAATGAGGTTATAGCCAAGTTTTAAATCTTTCATGTCTCACTCCTTTATGTCGTGTTTAGCTTCTGTCCATCTAACTATTTCCTTGAAACAATCGTGATAACTGCTATACCCAGTCCATTCCGATTCAAGATAAGCATCTATTTGTTCATCCGTCAGCGGCTTGCGGGGTTGTGGGTGGGTGTAGAGCGCCATGTTGACGGGCAGCACCATCGCTGGGTTTGTTGGCTCAACAACGAACCGTCCACCGTACATTCCAGTAACCACCGCCATAGGCTCACCCTGCTCTTGCTTGGCTAGTGCTTCTTCTAGGGCTTTGATGGCTTCATTAACTGTTTTTCTTTGCGCTGGTGGAACGCAAAATCTAACGATTATCAACGCCTCAAGCGCCAGCTTCATTGCTTCAATCATCACTATCCTCCCAAGGATGGTTCACGGCATCAGCGTACAACGCCAAGCAACCCCCGACAATAAAAATAGCAATAATGCCGCCAACAACAATGTCAATCCAGTCCATCATTTGCCTCCACGTTCTTTGATCAAGAAATATGTGTGTTTGAGGTTTGGGCTTCTTTTGCGAATCTGCACCAAACTGTATGTGGCTTTAAACATTTCGTCATTGTCAAAACGCGCAACAACAATATTGCCGCCAAGTGTTTTTTGTTTTAGGTAAATCATTTGTGTCTTTCGGTTTGCGACGCTTGCGCCATCCTTTGGCAATGTTCATGACTTCTTTGCTTTTTCAATGGCTTCACTTGCTGTGGTGGCAACAATGTGTCCTTTGGACTTGATCAAAGTAATTTGGTTGAGGGCTTGCAGCAAACTTTCTTCACCCGTTGAAGCCAAGACGATGGCTATGAGTTCAGTTCCCACGTTGGCTGCCACCCCAATGGCAATTTGGCTTCCATGTTCTTCGCTGATTTGGTCAATCCGTGTTCGCATGTAGTCCAAGATGCTTTCCGTTTTTTTCACGGTGATTGCGTAGTGTTCTTCTAATGTCATGTGTTTCTTTCGTGCTCAAGTTTGAAAAGCAACATAACTCCAAATCCACCCGCCCATATAGACAAAACAAATTTCAATTGCAGCGTCCAGTTAGCCAAATCCCAGCTTGCCGAGATTCCAGCGCCGATTACGTACCAGAACGCATAACTAATGATGAACGGCGTCATAAAGAACCCAATGATTGAGAAGTAGCGTTTCATGGTTATTGCCTTTGGCTGGGGATGCGGTTGAGAATGGCCTCTGCAATGCTTTCAAGAACTATGGCGTGTTCTTTTCCTTCTTTGTTGGCGACATCGCGCACGAGGTCTGCGCAGGCTTGGCGCTCAATGAAGATGGCGCGTTTGGTTGTCTCAATCGCCACGGTCATGATTTCAGCTTGAGCAACAGCCATGGCTTCGTCAAACTCTTGTTGAGTGAAAAACTTGACATGCCCAGCATTGCCCAAGATTTGTTTTTGCAGGTCGCTAATTTCTTTCATGATGTCCTCAGTTCTTTGAAAAGTAATAGGCCAAGCCGACCCACATCACCAGCGCAACGTAGCCCATGAGTACATTGCGCCAGCCATTGTTTTGCTCGGGTGGATAGAACCACTCTGCTTGGTCAATGGAGTTGGGGAAGGCCTCTTGCAAGGTGCGTGGGTAGCACCTCGTAGTAGGGTTGCGATCAGGCAGCATTTTTTCCTTTCACCAGTTCCAAGACTTTGGGATCAGCATTAGCCAAGAATTGATTGGCGTAGGCAGCACGAGCATTTACTCGATACGATGCGGCCAACATACCTTCAATCTCTTTGTTGCGACGTTGGTTTTCTTGGTAAGCATTGAGGTCAATGACATCCGCCACCCACTTGTACTTGATGTCTGCATTGGGTTCAATGTTCAAGTCATCATGCACTTCAACGACTTGGCAAATTTTCAAACACTCGTATGAGCCAGAAGGCACAACAACGAAGTTACCCACTTCAACTTCAATGTGCGTGATGTAGGTGTAGCTGTTGCCAACATTCATGCCCTCGTCATTCAAGAATTGAACTGAAATTGTTTTTGCGTCTTCACGCAAGATGGCGGCGATGTTTTTGTCCATGGTGTTCTCCTTAGTACTGTTTTGCAATCGTGTTAATCATGTCAAACACTTCTTTTGAAATGTCTGTGTATTGTTCAAGTTGCTCGGGGGTTTGGTAGCCGCTATCTTCGGGTTTAGCGTAGTCTCCTTGGATCACAACGCGATCACCCGCCCAACGTCCAAGCATGTGGTGCCTTGGAAAATCGCCACCGCCACGGTTGTTGCTGTTTGAAAGCAAGGCAAACAATGCGGTGCTCGTGCTATTAATAGCGCCAACTTGTTCATATTGTTTGAGGCCATTTTCAATATGATGAGGATGAATAAATTCTTTTTTGTCTAAGTTGTAGACCATGTGATATTGACCCATGATGTTCTCCAATCAACGTGCGGTTGTTTTGATGCTGAATACAGCGGTGGTTTTGGTCATAGCTTCGTAGGCGTCTTCGCCATACTTTTTCACGAATGCTTCTTTGTCAAAGATGGTGCGATCACATTCGGTGTAGGTGCACTTGAACAACGAACCCTCAAACACTTTTGAGCCGCCTGCGCTGGCAATGTTCTTCATGGCATCTTTGATCTTGTCGGCTTGCTTTGTGAGCGTAGCGATTTGAGCCAAGAGCGTGCCGAGTTCGTCAGCGGAAGATGTGGTGGTCGTGATAACTGTCATTTGGTTTCTCCTGTTAACCTGCATCGTTGCAGTGGAGATAGTATAACTCCAAGTTAAAGGACAAACCGTATTTATTGCACAATTTTTTAGGGACAAACCCTATGTTTTGCGTGTCTTTTAAGCAACACTGAATACTTGTGTTTCTAGCGATTTGACATCAGCAGGTCAACGGCGCGTTCAATTGTGATGTTGAGCGCATCAATCTCTTCCATCTTTTTGAGTTTCCACATCTGGCGCTGGCCGTGCCACCCGTTGCGGCTGCCTTGGTGGCAGTCTTTGCACAGCGCCGCGCACACATACTGGCGGTGCTGCTTGACGTGGTGCGCATCGCTGGGCGGGGGCGCGTCACACACGGAGCAGGGTAGCTCTTTGACCAAGCCAACCCATGCTCTTTCTTTTTTGTTGAGCGTGTTGTTCATGAGAGTGAGCGATCCAATGCCCTGTTGGATGCTTCAATCGTCCTGAAGACCTCAATTCGAGCCTGTGCTGACACCAACCCCCAGCGAAGTGATTCGGCGATCTTCTCGGCCTCTTTGATAGCTTGCAGGTGCTCTTTGTATCTTTGGTCGCGGTAGGCTTCAGTCTCTGCGGCCACGGCTGACTTTGCGCCCAACTCAGTGGCTAGGTGCATCAACTCTGCTTTGATGGTCTTGCGGTATTCCTGCATGTAGGAGAGGTTGGCCTTGGCCTCGGCGTACTTCCTGCCTTGGGTGTAGATGTAGTCCACCGACTTGTTGATGTCTTCTTGGTTCATACTTTTCCTGTTTTGTTTGAGTAGAGAATTGCAAGGCATTCTTGTGCAGCATTAGTGAGAGCCATCCCGCTGATTTCTTCAGACAAAATTTCTTGCTTACTCACAAATTTTGTCACCTTGGATTCTCCAAGCCAAACATATACACCAGCATCAAAGCCAAAAGTTTCAGTATCTTTTCTTTTTTTTCGCTCATCCTCTGCGCCCATTTCAAAAGCGTTTTCCATTGCGGCAACGGTGTTCTCGTTGCAGCCCACGCTTCGCAAAAGTGCCGTCAATTCTTCTTTGGTCATTTTTCGTTCTCCACTTGTTGAATTCTTTGTCCGATCCATGCCATCACTGGCACGGCCATTGAGTTGCCCAAGGCTTTGTAGCGGGGCGAGTGGGGTGTGGCCTTGCCGTTGGGTTTGATGTCGGTGTAGTGGTCGGGGAACCCTTGCAGGCGTTCGCATTCCACTGGCGAAAGTCTGCGCACGGCCATGTGTTGGCGACCGATGGTGTTCTCTGCCAATGCGATTGGTTGTGCTATTACATGGCTAGGACGACTAGGTCTGTTTTCACCTTCTGCACGAAGGGTTCCAGCTTTGTCATCTTCCATCCAATACCCTTGACCGCTTTCACGCATAGCAATTGGATGTGCCACTCCATGTTGGTCTGCCTTGGTCAAGCATGGGGCGATGTTGTTCATAGGCTCAACCGCATTGCCACCGTTTTCGGGTTTGCGGCCAATCCAGTTGCCGGGTATGCCATAAGTCAGAGGCACATTACCGCGCCCTGTTCCCCAGCGGCTTGTCATGGTTTGGCACACACCATTTGCCTCTTTGACACGGGCATCTTGGTGGTGCACCTCGTACACGGGTTGCGCGATCAAATGTTCGCTTCCCCCTCCGAGGTCTCCTCCGCTTGCTCGGAGTGTTCCTGCCCCTGAGCGATATCCTCCAATGCTGCTTGGAGTAAAGACGGAAGTTTCTTGCCGCGCTTCTCGGCTCGGCGGAGAATCCCCGCGCAGGCTTTCGGACTCAAATAAAGCTCGGGCGGCAGGTCGCCAGTCTCCAAAATGTCCGACAACAAACACACGGCGGCGGCGCTGTGCCACTCCGAAGTATTGAGCGTCAAGCACTCGGTAGGCGAACCCATACCCGAGTTCAGCCAGCGCCCCGAGGAAGGAACCAAAGTCCCGTCCACCGTTTGAACTGAGGACACCCGGCACGTTTTCCCAAACGAACCACTGGGGTCTAAACCAATCAAGAAGTCCACAATAGGTGAGCATGAGGTTGCCTCGGGGGTCTTCGAGTCCTTTGCGGAGTCCGGCAACGGAAAATGATTGGCAAGGTGTTCCACCGACCAAAAGGTTAACTGTGTCAAGATTCCACTCCTTGTATTTCGTCATGTCACCAAAGTTGGGGACGTCTGGATAGTGATGAGCCAGCACTTGGCTGGGGAACTTTTCAATCTCTGAAAAGCCCACGGCTTCCCAGCCCAGCGGCTTCCATGCAACCGAGGCGGCTTCAATGCCAGAGCAAACGGATAGGTACTTCATACGTTCTCCCGACGCAGCCATTCGGCCATTAGGAGGGCTTCTGCGCGGCCATTGTCCTTCTTGCGCAACAGCGGCGCGAGAGGCCAAAGTTCACGCGCCATGTCGAGGCTTTTCGCTTTGTCGCTGTCCAGCCCCATGGCCTTCTTCCAGACTCGTGGTGGCACGGCATGGAAAGGGCTTTTAAAGCGCTGCAAGATGGCGATGGCAGCTCCATAGGCCATGCCGAACTTGAACGTGCTGGAGACGCCCTGTTGGGGCATGGCGTGGACAAACTCAATGACGAACTCAGCGTCTTGCTTATCCAGCGCCTGAGCCATCTCTGCGTGCACCATGCGGCTGTCAATGTACTTGTCGTCGTGGAGCATATCGCCACACGATACATACTTGCCGTGGTGATCAACCATCCCCCACGCGCCCGAGAAACCGGGGTCAACGCCTACGTAAATCATTTTTTGCCTTTCAGGTCAAAGTGGTCGCAGCGTTGCAAAACAAATCGCAGTTGCGGTGTTGGTCTTTTGAATTTGTCCAAGATGCGGTGGCACAGCTTGTCTTTGTAACCCGTGCACTCAAAGCACACACGGCGGTCGTCCATTGGGTCACGGTCACGGTCAAACATGCGGCCTGCCAAATCTTCTGCTTGAGCGTGGGTCAGACCATCAGCCATAAACCTTGCCATGCGACGCATGACTATTTGGTCTTCTTGTTCGGTCATGCTTGTTGCCTTGCTCGACGTGCAATTAATGCGCTGTCACGCAATTCTTTGCCAAATGCTAAACGCAACAAGTCAAACCAAGTAAATTCAACGATGTCACTCTTGAATGGGTGTGGTGTAAATTTCATTTTTGCCCCCTTGCTCGAATTTCTTCTGCAATAACTTTTGAAGGATGAGGCCAACCTACCGCCCATTCGTCAGCTATCTTTGCACACGCCTCGCGTTCTTTGTTTGCTGCCAATTCAATTAGCTTTTTAGCATAGTCAAGCCCAATAACTGGCATCCAGTTCACATCCGTTGCCACATGAAGTCCAGCCTGCCTAGCCATCTCAATGATTTCATCTTGTGTCATTTTTCAAACCTTCCATAGTGACGGGCTACATTGTTCAAAACAATGGCTTTAATCATCTCTTGAACAACAGGCTCTTCTTTTTGAAAGTTTTCATTCTTTGCAAACACTTCGTCAAAAATTTCTTTGAACGACTTGCCCAATGCCAACGCATATGCGCGGCCACGTGCTTCACATTCTTCGTCTGTCATTTGATCACCTGTACATCATGTGTTTCGCAACGACCCGCCAAGATGTCTTGCACACGCTTTTCAGTCTTGCGGTGGCAGTGCATCATGGTGCGCTCGGGCATTTCTTTAAGGGCTGTCTCGTAGTCTTCCAAAAGCCCACGGACTGCTTTGATGCCCACGCCGTCCAAGCGGATTGGCACGTTCTTTGTGATTGATCGCTGCCCTGCAATCGCCAGCGCCTTCACAGCGTCTTCAATCAATCCATCAGGGTCTTGCGCCCAGCCCATCTCAATCAATGTCTCCATCATGTTTAGGGCATCGGTAACAATTTCCCAATCGTCAATGCTTGGGTTGGCCGCACGCTCCAGAGCCAGCAAGCCATCCTTCATCTTGTTGATCTGGTGCTCACGCTTGTGATCGGGCATGGGCTTGATGGGGTCAGCCATCATGACGTCCATCAAGCTGTAGGTGTGGTGGTATTTCATTTAACACTCACTGGGCAATAGAACTCATCTACCGCAACAAATACGGGCGGCAAAACCAATTCAAAAAATAAAATTCCAAGAACCACATTCCATGCGCTGACTTTGTAGACTAAGTTAGGGTTCTTGTCTTCTCCAATTCCAACGCATGGCCCAAACTCTGTGTTTGATGTGCAGCCAGTGAGCAACACCACCAACATCAATGCAATTATTTTTTTCATTTGCGTGCCTCCATCATTGCGTCTGCTATTTCATACGCTTCTCTCGCTATTATTTTTGCACTCCAATTACCAAGTGCAGAATTTGTGCAAATTCCTTCCACTGCTTGAGCAGCAAAGTAATCACGCAAGGTCATGCCCGGATGTTCAAGCGGCGATGCGCTGTCAATAAATGGAAACGCTGGTCCACCTGTTTCTTTATTCATGATGTGCTCCCCTTCAATAATTCTGCGCAAGCGCGGCCACGTTGATAGATGCTGTCCCACGCTGGGTCGGTGTCGTAGCCGTTGGTGGGTGAGTTGTCAAAGCCAAGTTTCCAACAATGGCGTGCGCCATCGGTAGAGAATGGGTTGAGGTCGTTGCCGTCCGCAATGTGGCGGCGGATGTCATCGCGTGCCGCACGCAGTGCAAATTCACGAACTGCTTGAGTAGATGCAAATCGTGTCATTTTTATTCTCCCTGTGCCTTGGCGATGGCCGCATCAATTTCATTAAGTTCCACGCTTGAGGGTTCATGCGAGGACGCAACAAAACGTCGAGCGGTCTTCAATGCCGCCAACAGATCGGGCGCGGCGGCGATCAGGTGCGCATTGGCTTCGCACTCGGGGCTTCGCTCGTCGTCTTCCATTTTCCAAACAACTTGAGCCAAGCCGCCGTGGCTGGGAGCGTCAACTGAAATGTAGCCTGCCTTCAACCATCCAACATTTGAAAGCGACCAAGGTCCGGGTGTGTGTTGCATTTTCATTCTCCTGTTTACCCCACATCGTTGTGGTGGAGAAACTATAACATGAAATTTAAGGAAATGGAGTTTGCGCAAAAATTTTTTTGCAGGGGTTTTTGGCGCTGGATGAGGTTTTCCCCCCTCTCCCTTGATTTCACCCAAAGAC